TTGTGCATGGTCTTGAGGCCGTACGCTACATCACGACCGTATCCACCCTCATGGTAGAACTCTGATTCTATCGTGGGGTCTATGCTCTTATCTCGGTAACGGATATAGTCGGTAGGCTCTACGGCAGTGCCTTTAGAGGCTTGCTTGCCCACCCCTAGATACCCGTCATGTGTGCTATATGCCATTTCTAATCCTCCTCTTGAATAGCTGAAAATTCTATCTCGAACATGATCAAGGGGCGGTCACGCTCTAGCACTACCAGCGTTTCGCCCCTCTCCATGAGCGAGGTTATACAGTTGGAATTGAGGCCAGGGTCATCGCGGAGGGCGTTCATCACCTTGGCTACTACGTCTTTCATCTCATCTGCTGCATCTTCTGCATCGTGTAAAGCGAAGTAGAGGCGCAGTATCCAGCGATAGGTGACTGTGTTGGAAGCTACCTCCGTTGCCTCGTTGTCGAAACCCACAAAATCTATGGTGAAAGCCGGCAACTTGCCCAGCTTCTTAGGCTCGTATTTATAAGAGGACTTGACGGGCGTACCTGAAATCCCGTCTATCAACGCCTTGATTCTCGTTTCGCAATCGGTGATAGTCGACATTTAACCTCCACTAAAAAAGTGGTCACATTTGTAACCACTTGGGTTGACACGTGACCACTATAGTTTTCCGCGCCAGGCCATCCTGCTTACCTGATGGGTACTGCCACGTTCCCACCATCCCACTCTGAGGGCCACGCGTTGCCCCCCGTTGGCGATAATTAACCCCTCAGCAGGAACGCCTGGACTGCGCTATTTCAACTTCCTTAAAAGTTTCGCAAACCTGCCCGCCACAAGCTCAAATATCTCACGCTCTTTAGCCTTGAGCGCCGGTCTTAGATATTCCCTCATGGGTATGGTCACCGCATGGCCTCTACCCGCTTGCCCCCCGTACTCGTGTATCCTCGCGTAGATAAGCCCCGAACCCACGGCGGCCCTGACACCCGTGCCTTCTCGCCTTACGTCCTCCTTGATGGAGCGCTTGAGTGTGCCCGTCTTTTTCCACGGCCTGCCAGCCTGGTAGAACTGCACATCGGTTAACTCCCTTGCGCCCTTAGTCCTTAACGAAAGCCTCAACGGAACATCCTGGCCTTGTAGGGGTTTAACAATTGTTTAACACTGTCGGGGATCCCCCGCGCCGGCCCCGCCAGCTCGTGCCCCTCATCGTAGGTAGCAGAGTAGTCGCTTATGTCACGCCTGAACCAGTAGGACACCAGCTTGATACACGCCTGTTCGAAGTCCTCGGGGATGTTGACCTGTGCCGCGCCGTAACCGCTGGTGTATGTCACCACCAGGACGCGGTGACCACTTGAGAAACCATCCTCGTAGTATATGTATCCTTCATCAAGATATATGTCGCAGTCGCTGGTGCTTACGCTATCCCCGTCATCAGTGATAGTGGACACGCTTATAATGGGGTAGTTGTCTAAGAACAGGTAGCAAGTGCCGTCGCCATCATGGGTTTCCTCGCTGTGTTCCACGTTGATGATGTTCTTGCCTATGTAGGTTTCTATGATGTCTGAAGCGCGGTTGATAAGGTTTTCTAAGGGTGTGTCGTAGTCCTCATCGCTGGATTCTATATCCAGATATTCCTTAACCATCGCTACCGTGCATAGGGCGTTCGATGCTAGTGCCATTATCCTATCCTCATACTTCTAGTGGGCCACTGTGTCATATTGGAAAGCAGGTCTATCTCATCCCCGCTCAACACCCTGTCAAACACCGCTACCCCTATGGGTGCGTTGGCTTGGTAATTTGACCCCGTAAAACTTCCAATATATAAATCTGTTCCCAAGCTGCTCTCAAGCCCTGTACCTGCTCCAGTATCTACTGTTCCGAACTGTGTTCCATCCAAATAAGCATCTAGTGTTCCGCTGGAATCACGGGTACATACGATAATATGAACAGTATCAGCAGGCCATTCTGACGATGTAGCCGCAGTAGTACAATATTTAGAAGCCCCCGCATTATCATAAACATAATAATTGAGCTGTCCTCCGCCAGTAGAATTGTAATATATCCTAATTCCATTAGTCGCCGCCGCAGCCTCATATACTGTAAAATAATGTAATGAAGAATCCCCCCCCGCCCACGGTGTCTTAGTCACCACCACTATGCTCATATCCATCCCAGCGGTTAGGTTTAATCCACTTGAACCTGTGGGGAATTTGCAGGAAGTAAAATATGTGGTTTCATCTACCGTGCCGACTATGGGGAATGAGCGGTTGAGAGCGGTGTCAAAGCCTGCATCGCCTGTGGTGGTGGCGTTTATCATGTGTACCAAGTCCTGTACCGTACCGCCCCCCGTGTCGCTGTTCATGAGCAACACCAGGTTTTTACGGGCTACGGTTAAGCGCTTACTAAGCATCATCCCGCCTACCTAAAAGTAAAGGCTTGCAGTGTCGCATCAGTATCACCCACACGCTTGAACTCGAAAGTGTCTCCCGCGTCAGCGTGTAGGGGTATAAAGATGATGTCACCAGCTACCAAACGGAACTCATCTGTCACGGTGTCATCCTCGCGTATGTCAACGGAGATACCCCCCGTTTTCTCACGCAAATAGAAACCGAATACTTCTTCCGAGAAAGTGAAGGTAGTCCAGTTCTCGTCAGTGGTGGTAACCGCCGCATTGATGCGAAAGTCCTCGTAAATAACGTCATGCGGGTCAGCCATTGCGCTCGGCAGGCTTGTTAATCAACAGGTGGATAGCGTCTAACCATTCTTGGGGGTCATCGCCCACCAACAGCCCGTTCTTGCCGTGCTTTATGGTCAAGTTGTACGGGTGCCTGTCTGAGGCTATGGTGGCTATCCCCATCATGGAGTAGTCCAAAAATTTTAGGTCACTCTTGCCCTGAGTGTTGAAGGGGTGATCCACCAGGGGGCATAAACCTATATCGAACTCGGCTATCCTCTTGGGATAGTCAGTCACAAAATGGTATATCTCGGGGTCTACCTTTACACCATTCCACTTGCTGAACTCGGGGAATCCAGGGTCATGCCCCTGCACCTGCACCTGCGCGCCCTCTATGTTGGGCAGGACTTCCCGTAACAGGTCGAGGTCGGACGTGTGCGTGTCGCAACCTGACCACCCCACTATCATGGTGTGTACCTTGCGCCTCGGCACCTTCCACCTGGAGGCCCACACGTCGAGGTAGTTGGGTACCACGTAGGCGGGTTTGTCGAACGTGCTTTCAAGCCACTCTTTCAACCCTGGCGACGGGCAGGTGAACGCATCCACGTGGGGCCATATCTGGCTGAAACCCTTATCCCACAACTCGCAGCGCCTCTCGGTCTTGACATCACCAGGCGTTCCCGTGTCGCACCTGTCATCGGTGTCCAGCACGATCTTGGCCCCCATCTTGCGGGCTATCTTGATAAGGTTGATACTCCCCAACACGTACGACTGCTGGAGCTGTAGTATGTCGCAGGACGCTATGAGGTTGAGGGCGCGTTTACCCAACTCCTCATACTCGGGTATAGCCTGCACCAAGTCGGTGTTTATCACCACGTCGGCAAGCCTCATGTTCTGCAGGGTACGGGCCGGCAGGAAACACCTGTAGTACCCGCAGACATTCTCCCGTGAGTCTAAGTAGAATATCTTCACTACTTCGCCTTGGTCTTGGGCGCGCTCCTTTGTTTGCGGGGTTTCACTACCTCCACGTCATTACCGAACTTCTCAAGTATGCGAGTAGCCTCATCGGGGTCTACCTCTACCACTTGGCCTTTCTTCATAGCCCCCACGGTGGAGTAGTGGGTAGTCTGCAGAAACCTCAGCTTTACCTTGCTGCTTCCCTCTTTCATCTAAACCTCCTTAAAAGGGTAAGGGGAGAAGCGGTTAAGCCTCTCCCCTATATGGTTTGTCTTACAGGGTTACCTTGTATCCGACTGCGGTATGCGTCGCGCTTGAGCTGGTGCCGAAGTCCATCAACGCTATCCTGATACGTGCGTACAGGTTGTAAGCGTCCTTGTCGGCATCGCGGTCTAGCTCCAGGTCGAGCTGGCGCTTGAAGCCCAACAGCCACGAGTTCTTATGCACCAGCACGATGCTGCCCGTGGTGTTGGACGCGGCGGTCGCGTTGATGTAACCGTTGGAATCGGTCTTGCCCAACTCCTCGGTGATTATCACGGGGATGCCGTATACCTTGCCCAACTCGCCGTTCATTATCGTAGCGCTCGGCCCGTACTTATCCACCGTCTCGAACTCGTCAAGAGACAAGGACTTGAGGTAGGTGTATAAGTCGGTGATGAACGCGCAGTTTGAGGGGCGCGTCGCGTACTTGCCCAGCTTGCCCATGAGCGTGGCGTAATCGGCAACCGCCAGCGAACCCAGGTCGGACTTGCAAGCGGTGTTGTCCACCAGCCCCTGGTGCCTCAGACCGTCGAACACCAAGTAGCGGTGAGTCGAGGTAATCGAGCTGCCGTAGTAGCTGATGTTCGCGGTGCCGGTTGTCTCATCGCCGTTGACGATAACCGCGTCCACCGCATTAGCGATGGCCTGGCTTATGGATGCCCTCACCTCGGGCAGTATGGGGATGATGGAATCCTCCACTAGCTCCTCGGTGAAGTTGACCTTAGCGGCCAGCTTGACGGCGGTGAGGGTCATTTTCTGGGTTCCCTCATCGCTTGCGGGCGGCGCTGCATTCTCAGCCACCTTGTACACGGTGGGGTCACTCAGGTTAGCGGGAATGTCGTAGGGGTTGGTGGGCATGTTTACCTCGCGGAACAGCGGCCGGATAAGCGTCTGCTCCTGCCATTCCTCCCACAACTGGCCCGCCATTGCGGTGGGCACCCACTCATCGCCTGAGCCTGAGCCGGTCGAGGTCATGGACTTCACGGCAGCCTTGAGTTCCTCGGATGCGGTTTCACCCATGATCTCGTTCAGCAGCCACATGTTGGTACGGGAAAGACCCTTGTAATTAACGGTCGATTCCTCGTCGCCGCTGCCAAACTCGTGCTTGCGGTCGACCTTCATCTCGGCAAGCTTAGCCCCAAGCTCCTCGGCTACCTTCTCCTGCACCTCAAGCTCGTATGAAGTCTCCATGTCGGCGACCACATCTTCCAGGCTTTCGATGCGGTTCTTGTACTCGTGGATTATGTTTAGGACATCTTCGTCCATGTCTTCCACTTTCTTCTCTTCGTCAGCCATTTATCTATCCTCCTTATTTCGCGCATGAAAAAACCCGCCTGGTAGCGGGCCTATGGTCGTGGATTTCCCTCTAATACAATGTGTGCATCAACTAAGCTTCAACTGCTTCAAACAGAAATCCTTATATTTCTTAAGCTCCTTTCTGAGATGACTATTCTCATCGTGGAGCTTTAGAATCTCGGTTAGTATCTCCTTTTCCTCTTCCTCGGTGTAAGTATGGATGTTGTCTTTATCAGTCGTGTTGCTCATTCGGGCAACAGCCTTATCCACCAAGTCCGTGCCCCCCTCAAGGCTTTTAGCGATTGAGAAAAGGCACTCGGTGTTAGCGGGCAGGGTGACTACAGCTATCTCTAAGAGGTTGAGGGCAGCGATATGGTTAGCCACGGGCTCGCCCATCTCGCTTTCCTGTATCTCCTCTACCACGGGTTCATAGCCTATGGACAGCGCCCTTAACGTGCCCTCCTTTATCTTTTGCCATACCTTCTCCTCGGTGGAGTCTATGTAACCCGTCACCCACAAGCCCTCGTCCTTCACGCTCACGGCTTTGACGTGCCCTATGGGATTGTGCCAATCGTGCTGGTAGGTAAGCACGGGATTGCGCATATATTCATCCAGATTAAGGAAGCCCTCGGGGTGTACTATATCCCCCATGCTGTCAATGTCCTTGGTGCTGGCCCATCCCTCTATCTCGCGCTTCTCGTCGTTCACGCTTTTTATCTGAGCGTGGAATCTCATCTTGTCCATGTTTCCTCCTATATCACCGGCAGTACGTCACACATGCAATTGGGGTGAGCGGGAGGCCCCGGGATCCCACCCGGGAAACTCTCTTTTATGCCCACTACCTGCCCTTCTAACGCCTCGCATATATCGCACTCATCCCAGGCGCTTCTTGCCCATTCCTTCTGCGTGACCCCCGCTTCCTTGTAGCTGTATATGCTTCCATCGGTGTAGGCGCGGGCTGTCTCGGTACGAGCCGCCATCTCGCTGCGCCCCGTCTTGGCATACTCGAATATGTTGTTTATACGCTTCTCCAAGTCCTTGATGGTCTCACCGGCTGCAAGTGATTCTGACACCTGCTTCATGATGGACTCGACCGTTGTGTGGTTGATACTCTCGCTGAACTTACGCGCCATAGTCTCCACGGCGTTAGCGGCATAAGGCGATCCCACATCGAAGGTTATCTGTGTGCCTACGAACTCGCCCGCCACGTTAGCGCCCTCCTCCATAGAGGCGAACAGCTCAGGCTTGACAGCCTCGCTGAACTTCTCTATCCACTCCTTCTCGTCGAAGGGTGTGGGGATGGTCTTCAAGCCCTTGCCCCTTATGTTCCTCAACACCTCTATCTGCTGGTCTTGAAACAGGCGCTTGAGCTTGCGGGTCATCTTCTCGGCAACGGGCTCAAGCACCCTGCGGGGCTGGCGCTTCTTCACCCTCACCTTCAATGTCTCCTGCTGCTCCACGGGCGTAAAGCCGACGGGCATGAGGTTGAAGGGTTTCCACCACGTATCGCCCCAGGGAAGGGGGTCGCCTATCTGGTACTTCTCCCTAAACTCGTTTATGGTCATCACGCCCGAGCTGGATACGAGCGCATTGGCTATGTTGGCTACCGATTCCCAATTCTCCTGCAGCGCCGGCACGCTTGAGGTGTCGAACTTCACCATCACCCCAGGCTCGACCAGGGGCGCTAGTTGCGAGTTTATCTTGCCCTCTATCTTGCGTATCTTGGGTATTAATACTTCCTCCCAAAACTGGCGCTTCTGCTCGTTCGAGTTAGCGTAGTTTGCATACTCGAATATGCCCACCATCACGGGAGGCACACCGAATGCGGCAAGTATCTCCTCGCGGTTCATGCGCTTCAACGCCTCGAACTGCATGTCGGTCAGGGAGAGTCCCACCTGCTTCCACTTCAAACCCCCGGTGAGTATCAGGGTTCTAAACGCCTTGTCGGTGCCGGCGTGGGCCTTGTTAAACTGCTTCTCTAGGCGCTTGATCTCGCCGGGGTTTATGCCATCTTCAGCCTCCAGCACGGCACCAGGCACAGCGGCGTTCTGGAAGAAGCGCTTGTTGTGGGTGATGGCGTACGTCTCCTGTATCACGGCCTGCAGCGCGCCGCTTAAAGACGACTGCCCGTAGTGGTCTGACCACGGGTTGAAATACTTGAGGTGTAGAACCTCGTCGTTTTCAAAGCGAATGGACTTCTTGTTGACGCTGAGTATGTACCCCTGTACCAACTCGGTGGGGTGGGGTATGACCCTCATGCGGTCGGGGCGCAACACATACAGCTCGGCTACCTGCCCCGCGCCGTTACGGGCAAGCTCCCAATAGTTGTTGCCCGTAAGCTCGAGGTAGACCATCATGGACTCTATGAGGTCGTACCCCGAGCAAAAGGGGTTGGGGTTGTGCAGCAGGTTATAGAGCTTCCCCTTTTTTTCCTCACCGCTGGCTGTCACGGTCTTTATGGGCACACCCGCTATGTTGTGGGATATGGCGAACACACAGGCGTACACCCAGCAGATATTGCCGTACGTCTTGACGTAATACTCGTAATCTTCGGGCAGCGACACCCCCCAACGCTCCATATATTCACTAAATAGTAAGGGTGTCTGTTGTGACTCCTTAACCTTTGTGGGCCTTCTAAACTTTGATAGGAATGACATAATTCTCCTATAGCACTATCACTTGTGGCGCTTTGGCTGTGTTGAGTGCATATCTTAAAGCGTCCATAGCGTGGTCATTCTGTTTCTCGGGCTGGTCGGTGAACTCGCCCTGCTTCTTCTTCCAGCAGTAGGACTCCAGCTCGCTTATCACATTGACGCATGAGCGGTGGATGTACAGCGACGGCCTACCGTCACGCTTTACCTTGAGCGCCGCCTTTACCGCGTTTATCCCCGGCATGACGCTGTTGTCGGCCTTGGCTGTGGGCAAGCCCGCCTGTTGAAACTTGGCTATATGCTCAGGCTCGGACGGGTCAGCATAGAAGCGCTCTATCTCATGCTCCAACCTCTGAGCTTCAGTCACCATGTCATCCACGGTCTTGCGCCGCTCGTAGTACTCATCCATCACGTAGGCCCTACCGTCACCGTCGAACCCCACGGTGAGCATGACGGCGGGGTTGGTGTAGCCCCAGTCAACGCCCACTACGTACCTGTCCAGCTCGGGGTAGTTGTGTATGACGTGTATGTCGCGGTCGAACTCGTCGTATACCAAACCCTCAAGCGTGACGAACTCGGCGTAAAGCTCCTGCCTTAGAAACTCACCCGAGTAGCCATCCTCCAGCGATTGTATGAAGTCCTCGGACAAGTGCGGGTTGTCGTGGGTAGTGGCGCGCACCATCACATACCCGTCTTTAACGTCCTCCACCCAGCGCTTGTGTATCCAGTTTTTACCTTTGGGGGTGGTTCCCAGCGCTACCCACTGCCTGTAGCCTGGCTGCCTTGCGCGCCCTATGAGTATCCGCCATGCGTCCTCTGATACAAGCGCTCCCTCGTCTAAGTAGGCCCATGCTATGTTCGGCCCCCTCAACGACTCGGGGTTGTCGCATGAGGCTAAAAATATGGTGCTGCCGTTATGGAGTGTTATAACCCCATCGCTCTTGTTGTGCTGTTTGATAAGCCCCTGCGCTCGTATATCCTCGTTTATGGTGGGCAACACGATACGGGTAAGCATCTTGTAAGAGGGCGCTACTATCATGCCCCTTGAGCCGGGGTTGTAGACTGCGTACTCGAACCCCAACAGGCAACCGGCGAAGGTCTTACCGCTACCTATCCCACCCACGTAAGCGGGGTAGCGATGTTCCCATATAAGCGAGTGGAACTCCTCCTGCTCGGCGAATAGGCTATGCCTTATTTCCGTTGCCGTTGCCATACTCTATAACCAGTTTGGGGAAGTCCTCGCCTGAGTGCTGTACCTTGTGCTTGAGGTCGCCGAACATCTCGTAGTAGAGGCGTATCGCGGCTACATCACCCTTGCGGGCCTTGCGTATAAGGGCGCTATGTATGGTGGGGTCGTTAGCCTTGCGTATCTCGGCACTGCGCTTGTTCATGTACTCTATGGCTTCTTCGCGCTTGAAATACTTGTAAACAGTGGTGCGATCTATGCCCGCTTCTTTGCTTGCACCAACAATCGTGCCGGGGCCATCGGGATTAAGATACACGTCAACAAAGGTTTTAAACTTCTCGGGTATCTCCCATTCTGTCGATGTTTGTTGTCCCTCATTCTTCGTCCTCGTACTCATCGTATATCTCAACCCTTAATATCTGTTCCTTGAGGTATGCCAACTTCAACACTTCATCTAAACATGTTTCGGGTACGTCCAGTTGTACCCGTGCCCCACCGCTGCCATCCAGCTTGATAGCTGATTGAATGGGTGGTAAGGATGCGATAAATTTAATCATCTCGCTTGACGAACCTACCACACTTATAACAAGCCTTAAGCGAAGGACTTTGTTTCACTTCCTCAAGCTCCTTATCGCAGAAAGGACAATAATTTCTAGTTTCCCCAAGGAGTTCTATCATGTGTGATAGACCATCCCGCAACGCCCCTAGCACCCTTATAAGGTGTTCAACGTTAATATTGACAGTAGTATTAATTGCTTTTGACATGGCTTCTCTCCTTCATCTCCTTGAGCCGTTGGTTAAACCCCGCGTCCCTGTGCGCCTTCATGTGATGTTCGTAACACAGCGCCATGAGGTTATACGCCTCATCGCTACCGCCCGCTCCCCTAGTCTTTAAGTGGTGTATCTGCAAGCCGTATGTCCTGCCGCACCACTCGCAGTGCCTATGGGTACATCGGTAATCATGTATAGCCTTGAGGCTTCTAAGCGTCTTTATCTTGGGAATGGGCTTAACGTAGTCCTCAAGCCCTTCTTCTATGTCGTCTGCTTCCACCCTTATGCGCCTCCCCTTGGGCCAGTGGCATTTAGCCGGTGGAGGTATGGGGCTGCGTATGTTTAAACTCCCGTGCCTCATTTCCTAACCACCACCTGCAAGCCTTTGTCCATAAGCTCGTGGGGGTGAAGCATCAAAAAAGCGTCCACCGCCTTGTGCACTTCCTCACCTTTGATGTCATGCTGGTAGTCGTCCCATATCATCAGGCCCCCAGGCTTGAGCAGGGGCCAGGAAAGTATCGAATCCCAGAATACATCGAGGACCACGTGGGAGCCGTCGATATAGACGGCATCAAAGAAGCCCCGCGGGAAAGACCTCAATACATCCTGTGAACGCGCCTTGAACTTGGTTACCTTGTCCCGATAGGGTTCGATATTCAAGTCGAAATGCGCCTCATAATCGAAATCGAAGCGCTTGTTGGGCGTAAAGGTGTCCACACACGTTATCCGCGCGTCCGGGTCGGTGAGAATGTTTTCCAAAAACCACACCGCCGAGCGACCCTCGAAGGAGCCTATCTCAAGGAACTCAGCGGGCTTATCCTTGAACTCATCCAGCAGCTTATCCCATTTCTCAATGTGGCAGGAAATATAGTCGTGGGTATAGGTCACTTCGTATACCTCGAATTGTAAACAAAAGCTCCGTCACCATCCGAGTAGTCGTCTATTTGCCATACCAAATGTGGAAAGGCTATGTACACGTTTATCTCGGGATAGACCAGCTCACACATGGTCACATCCTTGGGTTTATCCAGGCGCATCACATTATCAAGCATGCGTTGATAGGTACTCGACCTTATCCCGTAGGCGTGGGTACACCAGAATTCATCGACCTGGTATACCCGCTTGGATAAGAAGCGCTTCTCACCCTTGGGGTTGCATCCCAGAAAAATCATGTCCCAATCATCGGGTACTTGTTCAATGAACTCCTCGAAAAGCTGGTGAAAATTGCGGTGAAATTCCACATCATCTTCGAATATGAAAATGCTGTCGGCCCCATTTGAGAGCTCTATGACTTTCAAGTGCGACAGCTTGTTTCCCAGCTTGGCGGGACGTAGGTTGTCGGTACCATACTCGGGCTCTATGGCGGGGAATCTAACCACCCCTATATTTTGCTCCTTGAATATCTCTTCCATGCGCTCCCTGCGATCCTCGCGCCTATCGAGGTTGATGTACCAAACAATATCGAAGTGATCATTGAAAGCGCTCATATATCCCCGCTATCTCATCCGCGACGTTCACGATGTCATACTTGCTCATGTCGGCGGGGGGGTGGTGCAAGGCCATGTCCTTGATGTTCCCCTCGAGGTCTATGTCGTAGACATACCCGGGCCTTCCCATGGCCCATCCCTCTATGGTGGAGCGCCCCAGGAGTACCCCGGCGGTGTGTGTACAACGCTTGACATATTCTTCTATCCACCAAGCCTGGTCGTACCACTCGGCATAGTCGGGAAGATCGTCGGCCCACGAGTCGTATTTCTTCCCCACAAAAATGACTTTGAAATTCCCGGCACGGGCCCTCTCCATCAAGTCATATGCTGATTCTTTCCGCAGCGGGTCTATGGTGCCCGCGAACAGAACTGTTTTTTTATTGGGCAGCGGAGTGGGCCTGAACCGGGAAAAATCTATGCCGTTAGGGATGACCCTTACTCTTTTCGAGCCCAACCCGCCTTTTACGAGTTTGAGCGCTACCGATTCTCTTATGCAGATATAAGCCTTTATGCGCGGGTCGTAAAGGGGTTCCTCACACGGGTACTCGCTGTGTACCGTGGCTACCGCCGGCGCGTTGTATCTCTCTAACGCGAACCGCGCCGGCTCAAGCTCGTTTAAGTGTAGTATGTCGAATTTCTCGTCGGGGGCATCGTCAAAGCTATAGACATCAACACCGTCATATTGCGCCCGCACAAGTAAATCGTTCCCCACCTTGGGAGCAATGATGGTGACGCTGTTGCCCCGCTTCATGAGTTCCCGCGCCAGCTCGTAACAGTACATGGGCGCACCGGTAAGCGCGGAAAAATCAATGAGGGAGATAAGTATTTTCATGGTAATAAAAGGGTGGGGTTATATCTCGCGCTATTATAGAAAAAGCATAAAATCCAAAAGCGGGGATTGTCAAGCACCCCAAACCTCAACCGCAGGTCATGGCTTATCGGACTCGCTTCGCCCCGCCACAGCCATGAGATAATCCACTTGTTCAACAGAGCGGTTCAAGACTTCAGCTATAGCGATGTTTATCTCATCAGGATAAGCGAAGTACACCCGCTTCTCGTTATTTCCCTGCATATAAGAACATATTCTTAAGCGCTTTCTGAAGTCCTTCAGCATGTTCTTTATCACCAACATAGTAACGTCTGAAGGTGGGCGATTCGGCCCTTGAGTGTTTTCCTTCGTCTTCCCGCAATACCTACATTCCACGTATTTAGCAAGAGGTATGTTGTTATCCATTATCTCGATGTATTGATGGTTCACCTTTTTAGCCTTGCACTTCTTACACACGAACTTACAATCCTTTCTTCGCTTGCCCCACTCATGCTCGCATTTAGCCATGTCTACCCTCCCGTGTAAAATTTAGCCTTAGTGATGTAGTACTGTGCCATATCTTCTATCTCTTGTCTCAAGTCCACTATGGCGGGATTGATGGGCACTATGGGCCTACGCTTCTTCCCGCCCCTACCGCCAGGCGGCCATATCCTCACGTTGGAATAGCGAAGCTCGCCCAACCTCTCATATTGGTCAGCTAATTCATCGATTATGTGTTTGTATCTAAGCTCTGAAGGTTTAGGCATCACTCTTGCCCTCCTATCCAACTCGAATGGCACGACCACTCAAACTTTTTCAGTAACCCATAATCCCAGAGCAGGTGTATGAATTTAGGCACCACTTCCTCAACACTCAATTCTGGTAGCAACTCGCAAAAGCGTTGCCAGCAGAGCTCGTAGTCGTCGGGTTCGTCACTATCGGGGTTGTTAAGTTCGGGCATAAGCTTCATACTCCTTGAACCTGCGCCATATCGTGTATATGTCGTAGAACACCAGGGCGCAGAGAATAAGCCAAAACAACCCGTTAGCCACAAGTGCCCGCATCACCCATTTACCGCTCATTTTTCTATCTCCTCCAGCATCATCTCAGCGACTATCCTTTCTAACTGTTTAATGCGTTCTACCGCCACCTTGTACTTGCGCTCCCATTCGCAAGCCCTGTTTTCAGCATCAGACATGTTGTAGGCGTAGACCATGACAAGGGCGCATAGGAGACACAGTACAAGCACCCCTGCCCCTATTCGCCATAGGCTTGTGTGTCTCATGGTTACCTCCTTAATAATTTTTCACGATATGGAAGGGTTCTATAACTCCGCCACTCAACTTGGCAGCAGCTTTCAGGGCAGTTAAAATCTTGTCCTCGGGCTTCATTCGCACCCCTACAGCACTAACCGCCCACAGGGCACCAAGGGCATAGTCTTGACCACACCCCATAGCCGCCCAACCACAAGATGCCTCCCCCACTTGAAGGTCATCCCAAATCATAAAAAGCCTCTTATTGAGGCCCACCAAAAAAGCGGCGTTTCCAAACCTCTCAACCTCGTTTTCCCTGTAGAGCAACCCGTTAGCTTTGAGAACTTCCCGTAATTCGGGAATGAAGTTGACGACTAAAAATTTTCTTTCATCTCCTTGACCGTCATAATAGGGAGACGGTGCTAACTGATATTGGATAATATCGAGCATACGAAATGAACCACAGCCACCAAATACATATTGGTCTCTCCTAAAAACCTTTTTGTCGGCTCTTTCAGTAACACCCATCCGATTATTAACACCGGCACTATCCCCGCCTATCATCACGCCCTCATTGGTGCAAAAACCAACAATGCATGTCATGACTTACCTCCTCTCAAGTCGAGAGGCTCCCGATGCTAGGCGGTGGCTAGCACCAAGAGCCTCACATTTCGCACAGCTCTACTCAGCTATCTAGTGGTTTTGCTCCTCGTGAATAACGAGGGTGTTATCTCCCACCTCCCCTCTCCCGCCTTGGCGTTGGGGTCGAACCTCATTTTTATAATCCCTCCGCGCTTAGCGGTTTTTTCCATATAGTTCATCCAGGCGATAGCGCCCTGGCGATCCTTATCTAGTTCGCAAAGGGGGCAGTTGGTCATTCGGCCTCCCGTCCAAGCCACTGTGAGTAATAGTCGGTTAGTGCTTCGATTGCATCCTTCAATGGATTGTCAGAACAACCATCAGTAGTCCTAAACACATGGTTGCTAAACCGGAGAGTCGTTTCCCTATTTCCGTCTTCAATGGTTATGAATACATACATCATTTACCCTCCAATAACTCTGGGTTGTCAATTTTATTTAGATAAGCGAATTCTCCGAATAATTCCATGGCTGCTTCGTTATATATTTTGGCGGCTTCTTCTTCTAAATCAAAATACCCAAGATTCTTCTTTCCCCCATTTATACATATTTGCACCCCCCATTTGTTTGCGTGTTTACTCCAAAAAACACCCTTATATTGTGACGTACCCCCCTTGCCTCTGGCATTCATTCTGTTTTGTTGGGGGGTACATATCCTCAAATTCTGACGGCGATTATCTAGGCCGTTGTTGTTTCTGTGGTCAACCCACCTTTTATCATCTCCAACTATACCCATAATTTCTCTGTGCATACCCACACTTGATTCATTCCATGGTGCCCTTATGGCATAATATGTATGCTTCCTTTTATCTGCATACCAGGTCCATTGTAATAGCCACTCATAGTCTTCATCGTCTACTAGGGCCACCTTGCCCTGTGTTAATGATATCTCTTTCATTTTCTTTTCCTGATCTTGTCCACCAAAAACGCTAAAATCACATAAAAGATTCCCTCGAAGTGAGAAAGGGGTTTTATATTAACAACTTCCTCATGCCTTCTTTAAAAGCACCAAGGGTTATTTTGCCCTTGTAATACTGTTTAACAAGAGCATCTATCTTCTCGGTGTGTCGCTGATACTCCTCAAGTGTTTTGGTAGCATCCCTTTTACCCTCATAGAATCTGAAGGTACCATCTGGCCGTGTTCGCATCACTCACTCCCCTCATTCTCCAGCATGGTTATAAGGGCTAAGGCTACAGCATCTTCTATAGAATTGTCTGAATCTGCACCCACTAAATGAGAGGGTATCCACATATCTTTTTTTTCATCTAACTTCCAATAGAAGGGTGAGTAACAATACTTCTTGTTCGCTTGTTTCCTCTTTGTTGGGTCAGAACACCACGCATGCCAGTTATACCCCTGCTCCTCCACTTCCTCTAGGAGTTGGGAGAGTGGATAAGCCTGTTCCCAATACTGAGCATCGGGATCACCAGGCTCTAACCCCAACTCCCTCAACCGCTTAGCATTCTCAAGTGAGATCATGTTAGTCCTCCAATCACATCACGCTGTCATTAATATAACCACTTAGTAACATTGTGGTATCATTATTTGTGCTAACTGGTATCATTTTTGTACCCCCTTCGGGTACAAACGTACCTTTTATGCGTAAGTTTCGATTATAAGTGGTGGGTAAATGTTGCAGTAGAAATGCATTATTGCAATCCATCTTACTCACCACCTTGAGTGGAGCTACTCAACCCCAACTCCCCCAAGTCCTTTTCTCCCACTATCTTGCACTTCTTCACCCTGAATTTGCCGTCGGACGCTATGGGGATGCACACAATATCCTTTGCGATGAACTCGGCTATGAGGATGCGGTAGCCCTCCCCCCATCGTCTCATGCACCAATCTAGGGTAGCGAGATTGATACCGGCCCCGCATTGATTATATTCATCTTCATCCCATTCATTTACCGAATAGGATTTATTCATCTCATATTTGATACCACCATTATACGGCCCTTCGGATTTCTTGTTGACTAGCTTATAGGCTCGTATCTTGCCTACCTGATCTTGGAGGACATAAAGCGGGGTTGTTCGATATTTACTGATGCCCTTGGCCTCGTAAAGGTTGGCCTCGTAAAGGTTGGCCCCGTAAAGGTTGGCCCCGGAGAGGTTGGCCTCGTAAAGGTTGGCCCCGGAGAGGTTGGCCTCGTAAAGGTTGGCCCCGGAGAGGTTGGCCTCGTAAAGGTTGGCCCCGGAGAGGTTGACCTTAGAGAGGTTGGCCTCGTAAAGGTTGGCCCTGGAGAGGTTGGCCTCGTAAAGGTTGGCCCTGGAGAGGTTGACCTTAGAGAGGTTGGCCTCGTAAAGGTTGGCCCTCTTACCATCAGGTTCATCCAACAACCACTTCGCATGTTTCTCCAATATCTCCGCTAACTTTTCAGGTGTGAATTGCATTTAGGTTCCCTCCTTAATCGGCTCATAATAATGTGTAATCTTTCCCGCTATCCTGCACGGGGTGCCACACCACGGGCAGTTAATGATTTCATTGCAATTGGTAGGCTGTTCACCATTCGTGGAAATATTGTTACGCAGTGAACCTTTTTCATTACACAGAGGGCCAATATCACTAATTTTATTAGCGATATCGAACATGATTGTATTAAGGGCTTGGGTGGCTAGGTGTTGAACCACAGACATATTTTCTCTACCCCTGATATTCTCCAACGCCTCCCGTGCTTTGGCTAACTCGCCCTTGAGCTTAGGTATCGTGTCGGATGCTATGGATAGCTTCAGGGATAGCTCGCGGTTGTTTTTTTCCACGACATTTCTATGTTGTTCTAAAAACCTGATTGTTCCTTTCAGCTCCTCGATGCGAAGGTAGAGAGATTCTTGCCCTGCCTTAAAACCAGATTGATCGATACGTTGTTCCTGGATTATGAAACCATCTTTATCTTTCCAGTGCGAGATATACGGCTTAAGTCTCCTCATCCTCATCACTCCTTAGTTTCTCAAGGGCTTGGGTGGCTAAAGCCCTTGCCTTCATTGCCCCTGTTCCCCACGTTATGTTTGGGTCTGATTCCTGCTGGGGGACAATCCCACATACAATAGGGTAGCAAGCCTCCAACGCCTCCCGTAATGTGTTGAGAGCTTGCTGCAACAAATCAACCTTCGCTTTATATCGCTGGGTACAAACAACGCAGTAGCAACCCCATATCTGTAACTCTTCATCATCCATGAATTTCTTACATTCGTTACAGTTCATCCCCATCACTCTCCTATCTTTTCATACCTAGGCAAAAACACTCCTTTAAAATAGGCAACAGCATCATCAACCTCCGCAAGCAGACTCCGCAGGGTGATTGTATATTCCTTTTCCTTTCTCAATTCCTTACGCAATTGATTTATTTCCCGTCGCAGAGATTTTAGGTACGCCTCAACATCCAACGCCATCTCTTTCTGTGTCTCAGATTCTTGTAAACCTTTTAGCCACAAATAAACTTCATTATCTTTCATCCTTCATCACTCCATCTCTGGCGGTAGTTAGCACAAGCCCCATACAGGACGAGGGTATCTATGATGTCGTGGTCAAGCATGTTTTCTAACAACTTCACCACTTCCTCCGCATCCTTGAGTTGGGAGCGGAGTTGTTTACATTCCTCCCGATAAGCAATGGGGCCACCAGATAGAAGCCCATAGCACTTCTTGCATATACCCAGTTCCGCATCATTGTCACACTCATAGCATTTATCCATCCCCATCACTCTCCCTTATCTCAATCTCAGTCTCCTCCTTATTCCCCACCCTCAACACGGGTTCATCGTGGGATATAATCACGTTAATGTCCTTTCTATTTCATCCCAATCCGAGGGCTTCCACACAAAAAACTCAACAGGGAATTTAGGCCGCATCGCATCATCATGCCAACTCTGATAGCAAACTTCTTTTAATTCCTGCCGCCATTTTTCCTGATGCTCAGTAAGTTTTCCAGTCTCGGATTTAAGCTCTGCGAATATGAGCTTGCCATTCTTCACCATCACCAAATCAGGGAAACCCCTGCTACTGCGTTTTGCATAATGCTTTTGTTCAAAGACATGATAAACAAGCCAACCCCTCCACTCGGCATATTCGATGAGGGTGCGGGTAAATTCTTTTTCGGATATGTTGATAGATGGTGGGGTGATTGGGATTGTTATTTTCATTCCCCCTCCTTATCAGCTAATATCCCCTTAACATCCTCGAAGGTGGGTAGGGGTTTATCCATCTCCTGGAGTTTTTTGAGGGCTCGGCATATCAAGCGACTACCACAACCGCCACACTCTTTTTTCTGTTGAAGCTCCTCGTTATATTCCCAACACAAAACAACCCCAACACTCCCTCTCGCCGCTCTCACCACATCCTCCAACGCATCAATGTAGGCTAGGAGGGCTACTATCTCATCCTTGAACATGAGGCGTGGGCCTTCCATTGTGTCCACGACAGCCCTCATCGCATTGACTACCTCCTTGCCGTTGGTGTCCATCTATTTAACCTCCTCTAATCCCAACACCACTAGCCCATACTCCTCTATTTCTTCTTTGCTATAGAAACGTTCTGCAACATCTACTTTCATCAGATAACCGATTTCTCGGATTATAGCCCTCCCCGTATATTTACCATAAAGGTCAATCTCATATAGCATGAGGGTATCTCCTATTTTGTAATCCCTATCACCAAGACGTATCTCGAAGTTTTTAATATTCATATCTACAAGGCTGTAGTAATCCTCCCGGAGTTTGAGGTGATATTTCATCTATCCAACCTCCTTCATCTATCCAACCTCCCTTATTCCGTATATATAAGCATAAAAGTAAGCACAATAGCTTCTGGTATAACCCATAGAATCCCCCAACCCATAGTCACCAATCGACGTGCAACATCATTAGTAATATTCGGAATCCAAGGATATGCAGTACCTATTGATATTCCGCAAAATAATATGAGTATTACAATGGTAAGAAACAACCTCAGTAAAAACCTCATTATCCAACCTCCCTTTTCTCCCTACTTGCGTTTTCCGCTATCTCGTATTCCCCTATTACCCGTATCATTCGCCTAATGGGGTTAGCCTTCTCCTTGTTAATAAAGGTATTGCCACCTTCATTTGCGCCAAAGGCCTCGCAGCAATACTCAAATAACTTTTCATACATCTCGTACTTTATTGAGTCCATCATCCACTCCTTTTCTCCAACAGCTTCATGCAGTCATGGCATAGCCATTCGCCGCTTATCTTCGCAACGGTTGTATCGGAAAGATTGCACTTGTCGCAATCGCAATGGTGTTTATAGGGATAATCGCTATACCATGTTTCCTTGCTAATTCCTTTCGGGGGTTTCCAGTTTATATAATCCTCAAATGGTAGGTTTGGGCCAAGGAATGTGGATGGGTGTTTAACAAATCTAATATCATTGTCTTTCTGGGATTTAGCATAGTTTTCTGATGCTTTTATTAGATCTTCCTTCTTGTATCCTTCCTTGAGGCGTGCTTTCCAGACTTTGAAGGTTCTGAATTTTTCAATCTTGCGAGGATAGGGTTTCCAGAAGACTTCAAATTCGGGGGAATATATATTCTTTCTTTTCTTTCCCTTCTTATCTTTCTTTGGAGTGGTATCATCGGTGGTATCATCGGTGGTATCATCGGTGGTATCATCGGTGGTAGTTTTGGCGGTACCATTCATTTGATATTTCTCGTAATTCACCAGTGTAATGATGCTGTGTTGGTGGTACGTTTGGTGGTCTATCATCTCGTCAGTTTGGAGGTCTGCTAAAAATCGCCTAACACGGCCCCTGCTCACATTCCACCTTTTTGATAGTGAGTGTATCCCTTCCAACATCTGACCACGTTTAATCAAAATCACACCGTCCTTTGTTTTGCGTTTTTTGTCTTTCCAGTTGGCCAGCATAATTAGGTCTATCCAGGCCCACAGATACCAGGGGTCTTCCCAAATCCAACTCTCTTGAATTGAACGAGCTATAGCTATCCATCCCTGCAAGGTTCCTCCCCCGCATAGAGAGAAGCGCCACTGGGGGCGTCAGCGGCGCTTCTTGTCCTCATCATGTTTTTCACAATGCCCCCCTACTCTCTACATAATCTCCCCATTTTTGCGGTTCCTCTTTGTTTGCTTGATTTTTAGATACGCCCAACTCATCAGGTATACGGATACGAATATACCCATCAGACATAGACCCTCGGCTATTGCTTCTCCAACACTACCTAAAATCAATGGCGATCCTTTCTCTGTGGGCGTTGTTGTGGATGTGCTGATGAGCGTATGCTAAAAACTCGTTTTGCTCCTTGACCCACCTGTTGTGAGCTTACGGGGGTGTATGCAGGTAGCACCCCTCCCTGGTAACATGTGACTTCGAACACCCCTTTAGCCTTACGCAGTTGTAACAGTATTTTTTAACCATCTTCCCCACCCCGGAAAGCAGTTAAAAACTAACGTCATCATCGCCGTGGGGCGGTATGTCTTCGCCTAAGTCCTCGTTATAGGCTACGTGCGGTACACTCTCAGTTTCACCAAGGGGTCTTATGTCCCCCACATTTTGTCTTATTGTGCCGCTGCCTACTGGGTATTCCCTGTGCTCGATTCGTACACTGGCCTTTTTGCCGCCTAGTTCATCGAAGTTAAGTTCAAAGATTCCATCTACTATGAACCCCAATGCGGTAAGCGTCTTCTTAATGAAGAAGTTTTTATCCTTTGCATCAAGAGCATTGGTAAACCATATCCTGCGATTTTTAAATTCCGCTGGATTTTGAACCTTGAACTGGAATTCTATTTGCCGGTTTCCATTATCTTTCTCCTTGAGCTTGGCCTCATAAACACTGACCTCGTACCAACCTGGCGGTAATAATTCAAACTCCACGTCTCCCGCCTCCCTAGTATCAATGGAAATGGTCATTTTTTACCCCCTTTACCGTTGATGGTTTTTATCCACTTGCTCACATCTGGCTCTACTATATTGCCGAGCTTGCCTGACCTATCCTTGGCTATGACCGTGCCCCGCGGTTGTATCAAAACGCTACGCTTTGTCTCGCCCGTGTCCTTTTCCTCATTGGCGAACATATAACCCACTATGTCCATGTACCCCGATACCTCGTAGGCGAGTTTCCCGGGTAGCGAGGGCAAGCGTGTTATACTCCCGTCCTTCTCGTCCTTGAGGTCTTGCACCAGGGCGGTCATTATCAGGTTGACGGGCAGGTCGCGGAAACTGCGTATGGTGCGGCGCATAAGCTCGGACACCCTGCCATAGTCGGAGAGTGACGGTTGGTCGCTGTACGCCCTGGCGATGTTGGGATTTTTCTTTATCACTTCATCCATGAAGCATTTGTACGTCTCGGTGATGGAGTCGAAACACACCGTCTTGTACTTGCCGTTTTTCTTGAGTTCCTTCAGGGCGCAGCGTATGTCATCGGGGCTTTCTACCTTCACTATATCCACGTCTTTGCCCATGAGGGTCAGAGTACCCCCCTCCACGTCAAGCACGAGTACGGGCGCGGGAGCCGTGGCTAGAAGGTAGGTCTTGCCCACGCCGGCATCCCCGTATATAAGGACGTTGAGCGGGGGCATCTTTATGTCTTTAGCAGATGTTATTTTCATGGCTTCTCCCTCGTTTTTATTGTTTCTACTAATTCTCTTTCCCCGCGATATTCACGAGTCAGAGGCCAAGCTATATTCTTTAAATGCCAACGTGCTTTCAGCTTCGCCCCCCATTTAGTTGGAAAATAACCTCTTAACTTTCTACCCTTTGGCTCGTCATACCAAGGAAAATGTATGAATATCTCTACTTCATAGCCGCTCTTTCCACATTTAGTTATCTCAGCATAGGGGTCTTGTATTTTCATCAAATTTTCCTTTCCTTAAACATCATCCGTGCCTCAGGCGTGTCCTCTACACATATACTCCTGTAGGGGCACGGCCTCAACTTAGTGCAAAGAGGCGAGGGCGCTTTGATAGGGGGTATGGAGAGTTCCATCAGCTTATATATCTGGTATAATTCTCGCCCCGCCTCCTCTATTTCCAACTCATTGAAGTAGACGACATCACGCCTGAAAAACGTGTTGCCCTTGGCATCGAGTATGTCTAGTATCTCGGCGTAATCAGCCTCGTCTAACTTGTTATCCTTTATGGCCTTGCGGTAGACCTCGGGCGTGGTGTCTATGTCTTTGCGCTTGGACAACCCGCCCTTCTTGAGTTCCTGTGGCACCGCGGGCAGCTTCTTCCTCAAGCCGTTGACTATGAACTCGCTGGGCATATTCCCCGTCTCCTGCCACCATGCCCATGAGTACCTGCGGAACTGGCGGGATAGGTGGTTCCCCGTCTCCCACCCGCCGTTGAAGGATGACAGGGTCTTGTGATCCCACAACTGGTAGTGACCGTTGCTCTTAGTCACCATGTCTATCGTGCCTCTAAACCTAGCCACTTCATCACCATCAGGCGATAGGATAGGCACGTTAAACTCGTGCTCAGTCTCCACCACGTCCAGTTTTTCATCGCCGTAGTAATGGGCGTAGTGTTCGAGCATGGACACGCAGAGTTGCAGTATGTCTTTCCAGCGTTCCCTATCCTCATCCCACACCTGCGTTGTGGAATCCACTATGAGCTGTACCTGCTTATCCCATTCATCGCACATTACAGCCTGCGCCTTGGTGAGGTTATCGCCCCGGTAGTGTGCCTCAAGACCGAGGTGTAGAATCCTGCCTAAAAACAGCTCAGGCGCTTCTATGATGGGTTCTATGTTCTGTACGTATTTATAATCGTACAGCTGGCGGCACCTTAGGAGCGTGTCTATCATGGAGGAAGATAGAACAGGCACGGGAGGTTTTTCCTTAGGGGTACTCCTCTCTGCAATAACGGGACCCCCCGCACCTGGACGAGCCGTCACTTCGCCACCTTCTTAACTTTGCGTTCCCAGTAGGAAGCCATCATGTCATCCTCGCGGTCTGCTATCTCCTGGTTGGTAGGCTCTACCACTTCTCCGTATATGTCGCACAACTGCTTATCGTAGTAGTCATAGAGCCTGATTTTTTTAAACGCCCTCTCAAGTATGGTTATGGTATTAATCCTTTTCGCATAGGCCAGGTCATCATCTAAGGTGTTGAACATCTTGCAGGCGGCTTCCTTGAGTTCGACCATGAGGTCGTCAATGGTGTCATCCCATGTCTTACCCAGCTCGTTTAACTTGTACTCGCAAGCCACGCAGTAACGGAATGTCCTCGTGCTTATAGATTTGCACCCACATCTCTCACACTCGTAAACCATTCTCATCCCCCCTTGCCTTTTCAGCCTCAAGCCAACGCCTCAACTTTTCCTCACGCTTAATCTGTGCCTTGGTGATGCGGTAACGGCGCGAGTTGTTCCAGAAGTCAGGAACTATCATCATGCCCTTTTTCGCCCTGGTGATAGTTTTCATCTCATGCTCCCGCACACGGTACATCGCCATTTCCTGGTGTCCTTGGTATTGTTGAGTCTGTTGTGTAAGCGCTTGCCCTTGCCGTATGTCTTATCCTGAAACTCGTGCTTGCAGTCACAGGTTAAGATCGCCGTGGTCTTTTCTCTCACCGTTACCCCCTAAGTCGTGTGCCGCCTTCAGCACTTCTTCCTCATCGAAGGTCACGCGCTTGCCGAACCGGTAGCACGGTACCTTGCCCATGCGGGCTAGAGTCAGTAAGTGCGTATGATGTATGCCCACTCTTGGCGCTAATTGTCTTGCTGATAGAAGATGCTTCAAGGGCTTCTCTCTCCTTCCACCTATGAAGCCTGGATAATGTCTATCAATGCGTTGCGGTAGAGGTCGCCTACCGTGCAATCAAGCTCACTCGCCATCTTCAAGACAGTCTCCCAATCGGCTATAGTCCTGCCTGTCTCATAGAAAGAAAGAAGCGTTCGGGATATTCCCAAACGCTCTGCGAGTTGAGCTTGTGTGAGACCCGCCTCTTTCCTCATCATCCTTATGCCGTTACCTACCCGCAAAATTCCTCCTTGCGATTGCTAACGCTGTTCACATATCTAATATAACAAATATGTAGAGATGTGTCAACATATGTGTAGAAATATTTTGCTAATCCATCAAAAAAGTAGAATAATATATATATACTATGGAAAAATTCGGTGAAGTCCTCGGTAAGTTTCGGAGCCAAAAGGGACTTACTCAAGATGATTTAAGTCGTAGAACAAAAACGAAAAACAAAAAGCCAGTTGCCCCAATTCTCGGGTTGAATCAAAAGCTCACTCCATTACCTTAAGCACGGCAGTAAGACTCATAGAGGCACTTGATTTGAACGACGAGGAAATACACCAATTCGCTCATGAGGTTTTTGGAATACCAACGCTATTTCCTGACCTCAAAGACCCATTGCTAAATGAACTTCTAGATTTGATAAAAAGTAAAAATCGTGACCTCTTGTGGGGTTTACTTATAGGCATCCGTTCTATGGATAGAGCATCAGGGGGTGATGCCGCTGCAATAGGGCCCGCAAAAGAAGGGTTCGGTTGACCAGGGCGACTCGGAAAGCTGATTCGGATGGGGTTACCGAGTCGCCGAAAGTTACAAGTATAGACGATTATAGGAGGAGCCATGCGTAGGGTAATATTCATTTCATTAATTGCTTTGTTCTTGTTGTCTCTTATCTTCATTGGTTGCAGTTCCGGTACATCGGAACTTGAAACCAAGATTGCTGAATTAGAATCAGAGAATGAAATCTTGTGGGAACTATTAACAGATATTGCTAGAATACATGGTGGGATGCTTGCCCACCAGGACACGATTATGGAGCTTGCTTCTGATCCCGATTTAGCGAACGACGTGTGGCTTGAAGATTTCCTCACATCGATTAAAAATCTAAGTGATTCCGTGACTGAATTGGGAGATGCTATCTATTCGAATAAACTTGAGCAACTTGAAGAATAATGCCAGTTTATAAATACTTCCTCGCAAACGGCGACACCCGCTACATGGTGAAAGTATCCCACCGTAATACTCAGCACAAGAAGATGGGGTTTCGCACCAAGCACCAAGCCGAGGCATACGAACGCGATAAAAAGGATGCGCTGATTACCTATAAGAAAAAGCGCTGTGCCCCTTCCACCATAAAGGGCTACGAGACACAACTGCGCTTGAGAATACTGCCGGCTATAGGCAAAAAGGGCTTGGGCGGGATCACCCCCCTTGAGTTACAAACCCTCCTGGACTCCTGCCCCTCCCCGCGCCTCACCAACAAATGCAGGGTGGTCATCGGGTCTATATATAAGAGCGCCGTTGGGTGGGGGCTTACGAAGTACGATCCCACGCGCGCCCTCCACGGCCTACAGGAGAAAAAGCGGGAGATGCGGTTTCTCACCACCGGGGAAGCTCAAGCCCTCCTTTTTCACTTTTCCACTTTCGGGCCCGTCATATATTTCTACTTTACCTCCCTGGCCTTGGCAACGGGCATGAGAGTGGGAGAGTTATTTGCCCTCGAATGGCTGGACATAGACGAGGAACATATAAGCGTCACTAAATCTTGGGGCAGTGGCAAGATGGGGCCACCCAAGGGCAAGCGCCCCCGTGAGGTCATTATCCCACCGTCCGTGTTTAAGATGCTCATGCGCTACTACCTCGAATGTGGGAGGCCGTCACCCTCGTCACCCGTTTTCCTGCGCGACAACGGCAAGCGCTTAGAGGTATGGGTATACCGCTACCAGTTGGACAAGGCTGTTAAAGCTATCGAGATGGAGCATGTGCGCCCCCACGACCTGCGCCACACCTACGCCGCCTGGTGTATCGCGGGGAACATCAACCCCAAGTTCATACAGAAGCAGTTGGGACACAGCTCAATACTCATCACTATGGACACATACGGGCATATAATGAAGGACCTGGAGGAGCACTATATCGAGTGGGCGGAGAAACAAATCGTACCAAATCTGTACCACGGGATACCTTCAGGCTTTGAAGCCTTCCTGGAATCTGGTAATGGGAAGGTCATTTATCCAGCTAGATGGCGAGATAAAAATTAATGTGTAGATAAATTTAAAAATCCTGTAGAGGAGACAGTATCTTCTTTCCCGTATTTTACCTACCAGGGGCTTTGTTTTCGCCCCTTATTTTCCCTGCATTTTTCGAGTTACGCGGAGAATCGGGAGACATTGCATAAAGTAATTCGTACCATTTCTGTACCGCAAAATAAACCCCGCCCTGCCGCGAGAGAAGCCCCCTGGTGGAAACGGCAAGGCGGGGGTATTTTTTATTGCAATGGTGACGGAAACAGGTAGCCTATAGCACCCATGCCTATACCCGTGATGATGGGTATGACAACCTCCGAAGGCACGTCACCCACCATGTTCATAATGGTGAGTAGTATAAGCACCACTATCGACAGCGTGAAGGCCATTACGGTTTTATTCATCTTCTCACCTCCTAGTTATTACTAGTCATGGGCATGTATGCGTATCCCAAAAGTCTCCCGTAAGATAGAAAGCCTATATAGTTGAGCATCATCAACTGCTTGCTGAACGCGGGAGGCACTTCGTAGAACTTCTTGAACCCCACCCACATAGCTCTCAAGCGCAGGGCTGGTAGCTTATCCACGTTGGGGCCGCTTAGTTTCTCTAGCATCAGTAATCCTTCTCGCGCTGGATATGCCAGTGTAACCATTCAGTCTCCACCTTCGATATGCCCTTTTCATCAGGATAAATTTTTAGGATTATTGCCGTTGTAGTAGGCCATATCCCCAGGCGCTTCAAGTAGGGTGTCTGCGACTGAAAAGCACCCATCAAGAAGCCCTCGACATTCCTGTACTGCGGGATATGACACGATACGTGCCAGTGCCCCAACAGCAGAATATGGGGTTTATTTTCGGGGGTGAAATTCTCGATGGTCTTTTGCATCCTGTAGGAGCGGGCGTAGGGCTGTGACCTTCCCCCGCCGTGCATGAGGTAGAACTTTATAGGAGGCGCTCCCTTGGTTTTGAAGTCCACAAAGGCCCCGTACTCGCCCAGGTATTCTATGTCCTCACGCTTCTCCGCGACTTCCTCTAAGACGTTGTGGTTGATGGACTTGACGAAACTGTTGTCGTGGTTCCCGCCTATGAGCTTGGTGGTTATGCCCTTCTCCTGCGGATAGTTTTCAATCATGTAGTCGCGCTGGGGGTCTGCGCCCTGCAGGAACATCTCGAATATCTGACCGTCGTAAACAGTCCCGTCACCGTCTATCGCGTCTCCCGTGTGCAGTACGGTCGTGATACCCCTGTCGGCGCACACCTTGTAGAACTCCCTCAAGGCGGTGAGCTGTTGGTAGCGTGAGCCAAAATGGGTACAAGAGATACAGCCTATCTGGAAACAGTCACCCTTGAAGCGGTCTACCTTGACCGTATACTGTCTGTCGGTTGCCAGCTTCTCGACCTCCACGCTGTAACCACGGCGGGAGAGCTCCGCCATCATGTCTTGGTCGGGAAGGTCTTTAGCGGTTAAGGGTAAGTCCTGGGGGGCCGAGATGTTACCGTTTCTTCTCTTGCGTATCCTATCCGCTTCAGAGACACACGGGTTACTGCAATACTTCTGGTTCCAGACTTTAGGTGTGAACTCCTCACCGCATATCTTACAGCGCCTTATGGGGGCTTCTCCTTTACCGTCCATCACCATGCGCCCCCAACGAGCTTGTGGGGCGAGTGGATAACCATAGAGGCCACCCCGTTGAGGTCGGGGTATATGGTGCCCACTACATTCATGGCCCCCTTGACATCGGGGTTACCGTATCCCCCGCAGCCGTAACCCTCCTTTTTCTTTGTGGGTTGGCCCGCTACGGGGTGAATGTAGATGTCCACGCTGTAGTCATCAGGCACATCAGCGTAGAACGCGAAACTCGTATCCCTGAACACGGGGTTAGCCGCGTAGACATAGACCCCGCCGCCTTCATACAGCAGTTGTAACGGTGCGTACATTTCTTCTTCCTCCTCTCCTCCACCAGATGCAGAATCGATAAGACTTAGGATTTTATTTTTATCTGCCTTGCCGGGGCAGGATGTTGAGTTGAGATCACGATGAAAATAGATGCGGGATGCGGGAATGTTATACTCGTTCATGCGAGCCTTGCACCAGGCGGCAACAGAACGGTACTGTGCCTCGGTGGGATACCAAGGCATGAGGTCCGAGCCACACATACAGATAGCTATGGTGTGGGAATTATGGTGGAGGCAGTGGGTGCCCTGCACGTCCAGGCTTCTCCCCGCCTCTATGGTGCCGTCCTGTCTCACGAGCGCATGGTAGCCTATGTACTTGAGCGAGTTAGAACCTCGTGGGGTAAAGCCCCGCCTCATGTGCCATTGGTCTACCATAGACGCGGGGACATCCACGCTGTCGGTGTAGTGGATGACTATAGCATCAGGTCTAAACACTGGGCCCCCCTCTCCTGGTTGGGTGGTTAACAGCAATAAAAAAAGCGCCACTAAGGGCGCGTATTTAAAACGCGTTCGATGCATCAGATGACTTTAAGCGCTGCCAGTATGATGGTGGTAAAGCCTATGACCCACCCGCCCGATACACCTAAAAACTTCAGCCAGTCGGCACGATTCCAGCGCGCCTTCTCTATGTAGCCATCGAACCCGTTGGCGCGCTTGCTCAAGCCCCTTACCTCTATCTCCAGAGCGGTGATGCGGGTGCCGTTGTTCACGACTTCTTTTCTCATGTCTCTCACTTCATCTAGTATGATTTGCTGTAAATCGGGCATGTTGTCTCCTAATAACTGTAGAATGGTCGGGCCGAGAGGAATAACCTCCGCACTCTTATATAAGCGGGATATGAACCGTTTGATGTTTTTAGATACAAGGCTAGAGCATCGGCTGGTGAATCATCATCCACTTCAAAATTCGGGAATGACTTAGATTTATTTTCAGCCGTGGTGGCAGTATCTTCCCAGATGGTTGAGTTATTTGCCATAAACTTGAAAGATGCTGTGCCTCCCGTAGCGCAATAGACTCGGATATAAATATTCAAACAGCCCTGCATAGCTATTGTCTGGAACTCGCCGCATAACTGGTAGCTTGTTTGGGATGTATGAAGCCATGAACTCGCCTCTGTGACATTTGAAGATTTGTTGGAAGGATACGACATGGGGATGTAGAGAATGTCATTGGAAAACCTTAGGGCATCTTCCCCCTGTTGGCGGTTTATCCTGATTATCTCCCCTGCATCGGGCAACCTCAAACTTCTCATTGGAGCTTCAACCCCACCTTCTCGCCTTCTTGTGTGACCGTCACGTTCATGGCATAAATGCGCTTTGAATATTCTGTGCCATCCACAACGCAGGTTATGGTATCTCCCGTATCCCAAGGATAAAGCCAACCGCCCTGCATGAGTTCTATATCAAAGATGGTGGCGGGGTCTTTGTATATGCTCACATACTCACTTGCGGCGTTTTGCACTTCAGTCGAGGACTTGCCTTGAGTGTTGATTATTCTCGCCAGGCGACCATAGGTATTCATGGCGGTGGTATTGGACTGGGTTGATACAAACGATACTCCAGAACCCCTGGAAAATGCACGGCACATAGTGCGTATGTCAAGTCCGTTTTCTATAATACTGTTCACTGCGATATGAGTATCCTGTAAAAGCGCCTGTGATATAGTCCTGCCTTTTTGCGGATACCAAAAGTTAGGGCACATGGGTGGGCGCATTTCATAATCGAACTCATATTCACCCTGATATTTGTTGATTATACTGGATGGTGCGACCATTTCTTCCTTGGGAATCGTGTACCCGTCACCAACAGTAGCTGTGGGATGAAATCCCATCGGCAAGCCTAGGTCGATTCCGAAGCCCTTTTGCTGCCATGAATCAGAGGTATCATAATCATCCGAGTAATGAGTATAATGTTGGAGGAATTGCAACACATCCCAAGTTTGTCCCGAAGGTATAGTCCAACCCGTGTTAGCAGAATCAAATATCAGACTGAATATGAGATCAGATGTCAAGCAGGTCAGGATGCAAGATTTGTCAAGATAATTTTTTTCCTTCTTGACCGCTATCCCATCCCATACACACATACCGTTGCGGTAAATGCGTACTGAATCATAATAAGTGGGCAAATCATCCCATTCGTCTATGTTAAATTTGAATGTAGCCTGACCGACTTTATTAAGACTTTTCCCATAGGCAAAATTTATGGGTTCCAGAATACCAGCATATTCCTGGTTCCTTGAATTAGTCGTGTTGTAGCGCTCAAAATGCTTGATAAGATATGTGGGTTCGAGGTCGAGGTTCTTCGTCCCGTCAGTCGTGATATAAACATCATCGAGATAAAAATCTGTTGAACTAGATACCTTCCAACCTATTTTAAAAGATTGAAAATTCTCCCGTCTCCTTGTAGAGTCATTGGTAAACGCATCAAGGGGTTGAGAGAGAAAATTCCAACCGGTGCTGAGGTTGGGTTGAGTATATTCATAGTAAACAAATACCGAACTACTTATGCCCTCTATCCTCGGGCCATAGCCATATCTGAAGTAGCCTGAAGCGCCCATAGTTGTGACATCATCCACATAAACCCACATACACAACTTGGCTTTATCGGGATACGCCGATAAGTCGAATCCCACATGATCCATGCCTCCAACAGATTCCCCTGTGCAACCTGAGATTTTAGCTGAATAGGAGCCCTCTTTATGTGTTCCACTCCTGCTCCAGCCCCCATGATCGGTATATCTATCTTCAGGAGGATCAAATGTGTGTATTTGTTCCCACCAGCCCATCACTTACCACTCCTCATATAAGCGTACTGAGACGTAGCGCTTGAGTTCTGGTATACGAGGTTGCACCCTGGACGTATCCACGGCTTGCCAGTTATGGTGATGGAGGGGTCTGTACTGTTGCCCACATCCTCGTCGTAGTATTTACCTGAGCGCATATCGTAGAAGCCAGCGCTCGTGGAAGCTATTGTCACCTTGGCGGGGTTGCGCACTATGATGTTACCGCCTACATATACATCTATGGAGTCGTTAGTGTCGGGGGTGAATAACACGTAGAGGCGCGTGACAGCATTGGTGTCTAGGTTTGCGTCATCCTTTTTGCACTCCCTAACAAACACGGGTATCCACGACCACACGTTATCGCTTAAGCGCGTGGTCACGGTAGAGTACCCCGTATCTGTGCCGTCTCCCAAACCTACGCGCACGGTCGATAGCTGGTCGGTGTCTGCTAAAAGGGCAACCCATATCGTATAACAGTTCTCAGCGGATAAGTCAGTGGATGCTATTTGCCACTGCAACCCCCCCTCGTTACCCGACTGCGAAGCCCCGCTAGTCCACTTGAGACAGCGCACCGCGTCACTCAACAGCTTGTACTCGTACTCATAGGCTACCGAGCCGTACCCCGAAGCGTCACCCCAGTTAGTTGTAGAGTACGCCGTCGACGCTATACTCTCAGCTATAGCGCCTTCGAGGTCAGAGAATTCAAAGGTCACGGACGCGGTGACGGTCTTGTGCAAATAGGGGAGGGTGATACCAGGGCCGTTGTTCATCATGGCATAGATGGTATCCTGCGCCAGTTCCTGCGCCGTGTTGGTGTCCACGCTCACGGGGTCTTCGCTGACAAACTGCGCCTCCCACTCGCATATACGCCTGAAGGTGTTGTCCTCGTCCACGATAAAGGATATACACTGCGCGTAATGGATAGCGCCGTTATAGTCTATGCGGTACTTCTCGGCACGTGGCCTTAAGTATTTTTGGAAGTTTTCAACGAGAGTGCGCAGGTTGGCCTTAGTATCGGCGTATAACCTGCCGTATAGCGAGAAGGAATAGCCGGGCGCGAGGTCGGCGCTTACGCGTGAACCGGGCTTAAGTGCAAGGGGGTTTATACGGGGAGTCTGCATGAAACCCCGCCCCGGCCTTATTCCTAAACAGTAAGAAGTTATATCGGTCTTATCTATGTAGACGCTCATGCTATCCTCCAGGCTAGTTGGGTAAGGGCGCGGTCAACGTCTACGTCTGAATGATTCTCGTTGTACACGGTAATATTCTGTGAGCGCCCGAGGGATAAACTATTCAGGGCATTAATGAAATCCTTACCCCCATAGAATTGTGTTGCCATGCGGTTGATTATACCCTCGCCCTTCTGCGCCCTTATCATCACTTCATCGGGAGCGAGTAGGCCTGAGTGAGCTTTTATCATGCCGCCGGTGTGCATGCCCCCGCCGCTCGAACTGCTTTCAAGATAGAGGGTTATGTTGGCTGAGAGGTTCTGCTCTATAGCTGATCTGATCCTTTCTATCCATGCATTGATATCGATACCCAGTTTGTCGAGGTGGGCCATGAAGTCAGTAGCATAAGAACTAGCAGTATTAGCGCCTATGGTTCCCGCCTGCCCCTCCAGGCCGAGGAGATTCATTATGTCATCTTCAATCTCGATGATTTTCTGCCTGTCTACACCATGTGCATCTGCCATCGACATGAGAAAATCATGCATCCCCTGAGAACCCTTACCCCTGTATTCATCGGGATTGGCTATGATATCAAACAGCTGCCCCTTGATGGATTCCATCTCTGGGAAACCAACACCCTGCCATACTGCCATCTTGCCCTCGATAAAACCCCTTGCACCTTCAGCAGCTAACAAACGCTCTTTTTCATTCTGAGATTTATACATTGAGGTGAGCTGAACATGAAGATTGCCAATGCCCTCAGCCATGTCCTCACCGAACTGGTTTGCATCTGCTAATTTCTCATCGAATGCGGCGCTACCCACTATCACCGATTCGTCCATAGCATTTTCCCAATTTTCTTCCCAATTGTTAATGGCCTCGACATTGCAATAAAGGGCATCTTCCAGTTCTAGGATGTCACTGCGAAGGTTATCGTATTCCAAGCTGCCTTCCTTCATGGTGGCAAGCTCAGCCTTCATAGCCTCGATAGTAGCCTTACGAGCCTCAAGTCCCATATCTCCCCAATTGCCGATAATCTCGCTCTGTTTTTCGTCCATCTCTTCGAGGTGTTTGTTGCTGGCTTCGATGGCTTTTGCTATCTCAGCAGCAAGTGGAGCGGCAACAGCTAACCCTACTCCTATCAACCCGACCTTGCCCACCATCTTACCCATTGCAGTAGCAGCACCAGCAGAGTTTCCTGCTATTTGGAGCATGTGAGTTGTCATGGAAGAAAGGGTGTTTACTATTTTAGAAGCCACAATAGCATAGATGACTCCCTTGATAATGCCCATTTGGTCAGCGAATTGAATGACGGGAGTTACAATATCAAGGAAAACATTGAGGAAGTCAGTTGCTATGGGCAAAATATCCTCAAGTACACTCATGATGTTGTCGGCGAGTATGCTTGCTATCTCCGCTAAATCCTCCAGGATACCGCTCTCAGCAACCTTACTAAATACTGTACCTAGAAGTTCCCCAAACCTTTCGACCGTCTCTTGGAGTACCGGCCCAAACGCCTCAAGAATATCCCCAACAGCTTCAAATATAGTTTCCATAACGGGGATAAGATCTTCTATAATCCCGCCTATATTAGAGAATATATCTTCAATCACCCCCGATTCCCCAAACTTGACGAACATATCAGTTAAGGAATCAGTAACACTATTGAAGGCGGGTAATACGGAAGTAGCGACTTGCATTTTCAAGCCACTAAAAGAGGACTTCATGCGGTCTACCGAATCTTGGTATTGTTTGAAAGCGGTGATGTTGTCTTGGGTGAGTACGATCCCCAAGCGCTCGGCTTCCTCGCCCATCTCCTTGATAGCACCTGAGCCTTGTTCGAGGAAGGGTACCATCTCAGCGCCGCCACGCCCCAGGAGCGTCTTTGCCATCGCCGCTTTCTTGGTAGCATCCGTCTCCTGCTCCATGTAGTCAGCCATCTCCATGAGGACATCGCCCGTGGATTTAAGCTGCCCCTCGGCATCAGTGACGGTGATACCCATAGCGTCGAACTCGTCTTTGTACTCGGCTACCCCCTCGCCGGCCTCCTTCATGTTTCGCGAGAGAATAGCCATCGACTTTTCGAGGGTGTCCATCGAGGTGTGTTCCTGCAGGGCTGCGTAGCCTAGCTTCTGCAGTTCGTCAGTAGCCATGCCCGTGGTCTTAGCCATGCGGTCTATCTGGAGGGCGTAGTCTTTAGTGGAGTTTACAGCCTTGATGGTGGCGGCTGTGAGGGCGGCAACACCAGCGACAGCGGCGACACCCGCCACCTTGCCGAATGACTTAAGGGAGGTTCCCGCTCTTTTAAGGGCACCCTGCAAGCCCTTGGTGGTACCGTCTATGATAACTTCAACGCGATTCTTTTTTGCCATCTAGCTTCCTCTTTTTCTCAGCGAAGTCCTGTTCATATTCAGCCCATTCCTCCTTGCGCTCCGTGGCGATACGCGCAACGGCCTCATCGAAGTAAAGGGCTTGTATGGGGTCGGTGATATCCATTAATTCCGAGGGGCGGCAGTTGTAGACGCGGGAGAGGTCAAACAGGCTGATGCAGTAATCTATGCCTCGTCCGGGGTCACGTTCCCGGAGAAAGGGGCGGCATCATCCTCCAGCTCGGCTACCTTTTGAGCGTAAGGCGCTATCCACCGACCGACGATAAACCCTATATCTTCATCGGTGAACTCATAGGATGCGACATAGC